GTAGAACATGAGTGTAATAGATAGAGTTAAAGAACATTTTGAATCACAAGGGGTTAAAACAATTAATGTTGCCGAGTGGGGCGAGGAAGGACAACCTCTAGTGATTTATTGTAGTCCATTTACTTTGGCAGAAAAAAGAAACCTATTCAAAGGTGCTAGAACAGATGATCTAGGAGTTTTGGTAGATGCAATTATGCTTAAAGCTAGAGATAAAGAGGGCAATAAAATATTTAAACTGGACGACAAACAAGTTTTACTTAATAATGCTGATCCTGATGTTATTGCAAAAGTAGCAACTGAAATGTTAAATACTATTAGCATAGAGGACGCAGAAAAAAAGTAAGATACGATCAAGAGTTGTTTTCCATACTTGCTCTTGGCGAAAAGTTAAAAAAAAGTATGGTAGAAATTATGGCTATGACAGAAGAAGAATTTTTTTACTGGGTAGCTTATTATAAGGTGAAGGCAGATAAGGAAAAATTACAAAGTGGCAGAACGACTACAAATTCACCTAGACGCAATAGATAATACTCGTAAAGCATTTTCATCTTTTCAAAATAGATTAGATAAAATTAAATCATCTGTTTTTAATTTAAGAAGTGCTTTACTTGGTATTGGTGCTGGTGCTGTCCTTAAAGGATTTTTAGATGCTGGTGTTGAAATTGAGAATTTAGGTGTTCAATTAAAAGCATTATTTGGTAGTGCAACTCAAGGTCAAAAAGCATTACAACAAGTTGTTAAATATGCTTCCACAACTCCATTTGAATTAAGAAATATTCAACAAGGTATTACATCACTTGCTGTTGTAAGAAAACAAGCCGAAGAAGCTGGTATTTCATTTGAAGAATTATTAAAAATAACTGGTAATACAGCAACTCTTTTAGGTAATGATTTTGCTTTAGCTTCATTACAAGTTCAAAGATCATTATCTGCTGGTATAGCAAGTGCTGAACTCTTTAGAGAACGAGGTGTTACTGCTATGTCAGGTTTCTCAGGTGGAGTTAGAGTTACAGCTAGAGATAGTGCAATAGCTTTAAGAAAAACATTTGGTACTGGTGGAGAGTTTGGTAATTTAACTGACGATTTATCTAAAACTCTTTTTGGAACTGTATCTAACATTAAAGATACTTTTTTTATATTTCAAGCATCTGTTGCAGAAGGATTTTTTGGTAAATTAAAAGAACAACTTGGAGATTTGCAATCATTTTTACAAACAAATGAACAACAAATTAAAGATTTTGGAGTAGGTGTTGGTAATACTATTTCAAATGCTTTAGTTAAACTTGGAGAAGCAGTTATCTATGTAAGAGATAACTTATCAACTCTCAAAGATATATTAATTGCTATTATTGGAATTAAAGTTGCTAGTTTCTTTTTACAGTTAATATTATTAGTTAAAGATTTAGCAAAAGCTATTGGTGTTTTAACATTAGCTATTTTGGCTAATCCTATATTTACAACAGCAACATTAGTAGCTACAGGAATAGGATTAATTGCTAAAGCTATTTATGATGCAAAAGATGCTACTGATGCTTGGAAAAATTCATTAGAAGAAATAGATTTAGAAGACTTTTTAAATGATGGCAAAAAGATAAAAGAGGTATTTCCTAGTATTGATAAATTAATTTTGCCACAACCTAAACCTATTGGATTGGGTATTCCTGATGATGTAGAGGGTGGTGCTATAAATGTTAAAAAAATTATAGATGCAAATTCAGCATTAAAACAATTTGGAAATTCATTAAAATATGAGATTGGAGAAGCAACTAAAAAATTAAAAGAAGACTGGGATAATATTTATAATACAGTAGCACAAGGGATTGTTGGTGGAGTCAAATCAATTAGTCAAGGTATTGCAGAATCAATAGTATTGGGAAAAAAATTATCAGATACATTTAGACAATTAGCACAACAAGTTTTAGTTACTGTTATTCAAAAAATCATTGAAAAAATTATTTTACTAGGAATAGAGAAATTACTATCTGAAACTATCTTTAAGAAAGAAAAAGATAAATTAAATGAAATGAAAAAACAAGAATCATCATTAAAAAGACAAATTGCACTTCAAGCTATATTAATGGCATTGGGTGGCGGTAATGGTGGTTTTTCTCTTTTTCAAGAAGGTGGTAGAGTTAATGGCACAAGAGCAAATGGTGGCGGAACACAAAATGGTAATGCTTACATCGTAGGAGAACGTGGTAGAGAATTGTTTATTCCTTCTACTGATGGACAAATTGTATCTAACGAGAATTTAAAAAGCATGGGTGGTGCTAATATTACATTTAATATTAATGCAACTGATGTTAAGGGTGTCAAAGAATTATTGATTGATAATAGAGCAACAATCACTAATATAATTAATTCAGCTTTAAACCAAAAAGGCAAACCAGCATTAGTATAATATGAGTGGACAATTTCCTACATCACCAGCACCTAGAAACGCAGTCATAAGATCACAACAAACAACGATTGTGTCTATAACTACATCAGGTAGAAAACAAGCTAGACAAATTGACGGACAAAGATTTGCTATCACATTACAATTCCCTAATATGACTAGAGCAGAGTTTGCACCTATTCAAGCATTTGTAATGAAACAAAGATCACAATTAGAATCTTTTACAGTAGTACCACCAACAGTTAAAAATGCTTTAGGTGTAGCAACAGGAACTATATCTGTAAATGGTGCTTTGACTGCTGGAACTACAACAGCTTCTATAGATGGTATGACAACATCAACTAATGGAATATTAAAAGCTGGAGATTATTTTAGATTCACAGGACAAGATAAAGTTTATATGGCAGTTGAAGATTTAGATGCTGATGGATCAGGCGAAGGTACATTAACATTTGAACCACCTTTACGAAGTAATGTTAATGATGATGTTGCTTTAATTTATGACAATGTTGATTTTACTGTTTCATTAACTAATGATATTCAAGAATTTAATATTGGAACACAAGAATATTTTAATTACGAAATTGATTTAGTAGAGGTATTGTAATGGCTAGAGGATTAACTACGGCAGTTAATAATGAACTAGCTACTGACAAACTTAATCCAGTAACTTTAGTTTATATTAATGTAAGCACAGGACTAAGATTTACAGATCATTATAAAGATTTAACTTACGATTCTAATACTTACACAGCTTCATCTTTATTTCTTAAAGTATCTGAAGTTAGAGAATCATCAGAAGTAGAAATAACAAACATAGCTTTAGAATTTACTGGTGCAAATCAAACTATTATATCTTTATTTTTAAACAACGAATACATGGATAGAGATGTAGAGATATACAAAGGTTTTCTCAATAACACTCAAACTTTAATTGCTGATCCATTTCTTTTATTCAAAGGTAGAATAGAATCTTTTAGCATAGATGAAACTTTACAAAGTTCTGACGTTAAAGTTGTAGCTACATCACATTGGGCAGATTTTGATAAAATCAAAGGAAGAAAAACAAATACTAATTCACAACAATTATATTTTGCTGGTGATCTTGGTTTTGATTATGCTTCACAAACAGTTCAAGACATTAAATGGGGTAGAGCATAATGCAAGATATTGTAGAACTATTTAGAAACTTTAAAAAATATGATTCTATGAATGACAATCAATTAAGATTGTATCTAATGCCATCTATAAGTTTAGGACAATGTAAAAAGTTTCATGATGGTGATAAATTAGTAGGTTTTGTTAATTGGGCTTACATACATGATTATACAGAACATAGGTTTAAAAAAACAGGCAAGATTATGGCAACAGAATGGAAATCAGGAAACAATCTTTGGTTAATAGAAATAGTTTCCATTAAGCATACGTTTAAGATGATGAGAGATATTTATAATTTTTTTAAAAAGAAAATGAATATAGATCAATCCATAAACTGGTTACGCACTAACTCAAATATTTATAGAGTTGGTAAAAAACATAAAAGGGAGTTTCACGTATAATGGGTGGTGTAGTTGATGCGATAGTAAATGTTGTTACTAGCTTTATCAGTTGGTTAATACCAATGCCTGAAGTTCCTGATTTTGATGTTAATGCAGAAACAGAAAAAGGTGTATTAGTAAATAAATCATCTAACAACGCACAAATTCCTATTGTCTATGGAACAAGGCAAGTAGGTATCACTAGAGTATTTTTAGAAACATCAGGAACAGATAACAACTATCTTTACATGGCCGGTGTACTTTGCGAAGGAGAGATTGAATCAATAGATGAAATTTATATTGATGATAAGCTAGTAACATGGGCTAGTGCTTTATCTCATGGTACAGTTACAGAAGTAGGAAGTGGAGATAGTAATTTTTACAAAGATTCTACATCACATATTCAAGTACAACCTTTTTTTGGTTTAGATGATCAAGTTAGTTCAAGTGTATTATCAACTTCTACAAATTGGGGTGCTAATCATAGACTAAGAGGTGTTGCTTATCTTGCTTTACGTTTTACATGGAATCAAGATATTTTTGGACAAATACCTCAAGTCAAAGTTACATTAAAAGGTAAAAAAGTATATGAT